TCCTCGTCCTCGTCCTCGTCTTCGTCCTCGTCTTCGTCCTCGTCCTCGTCTTCGTCCTTCTTAGACTTAGACTTCTTCTTAGACTTGGACGGTTTCTCGTCTTCGTCTTCGTCTTCGTCCTCGTCTTCATCCAACACCCGGTCACCAGACCCACCACAGATAGGGCATTGTTTATTTCTGCTGTTTTTACCAGACCCACCACATGCTACACAAGAATTCTCGTCCTCCTCTTCGTCCTCGTCTTCGTCCTCGTCCTCGTCTTCGTCCTTCTTAGACTTAGACTTCTTCTTAGACTTGGACGGTTTCTCGTCTTCGTCTTCGTCTTCGTCTTCGTCTTCGTCTTCGTCTTCGTCTTCGTCTTCGTCTTCGTCTTCGTCTTCGTCCTTCTTGGACTTGGACTTGCCTTTCTTTTTCTTAGGCTCGTCTTCATCCTCATCCTCATCATTGTCTCCGACACCTTCTAACAACTCTTCGAGTTGCTCGGCAGACAACACCGTGAATATCTTGTCGAGATTTGGTATCTTCTCCAATACCTCTTCATCGATATCATCACGGTCAAGGAATTTGATTGCGCTCGCCTTGAGGAAAGAACGACCACCACCAGACTGTTCCTTGAATCGTACCTTCAGAGTTTTGCCACCTTCCAGATCAAACGAAATGGCATCCTCTTCCTCAGCACCGTTGATTTCATCCGTAAGCAATTCCCCGAATAGGAAATCACTCACGTCCCACACCATGATCTTCCGCTTGCTGCCCTTGCCCTGTGAGATAACAAACAAGTCTCGCGTTTTCTTTCGCAGACTTTTTGCTACATCAGGATCAGCTTCCTCATCAGACGCCATAGCTTTACTCTTAGCACAGATTGAGCAAGGCTTCCCAATGCTTGAAGGACAAATCACCGTCGCATCTTCTGGTCCTATGTTCCGATGGATGTAGAACCGGCGACGGAACCACCGTTCACCAACACCTACATCATCCAAGTGTTTCTTGGAACTAACAACGTATGGCAGGATATCAAACACATTCCAACTCTTCTCCGGCCGGAACATGTCAATACCAGGAGGAATCCTGTCCAAATAACTTGGACCATTGGAAGCATCCTTTTCAGCTTGCTTACGAATCTTGTCTGCCATGTTGATCTTCTTCTTATCCTTCCGACTCATGTTGCTCTCCCTTCGTTTGATTTCTTGTTCCTGTTTTGTATTCATGCAGAGAACGTAGTATAGCTGACGCGATCAATCGTGCCCATAAATAAACAAACCATGAAGCCACGAACAATGCTATGATTACACTGACAGCATAACCAACGTTCTTCAAATCTAACAGAGCAAAGATCACATCATCAGCCTCCTCTCTTTTTATGCTGAGTTCTGCGCATTCTATTTACCACTTTCTTTTCCTTTTCCTTTCCTATTCTGTCAGCTAAGTCTCCTGTCGCTGTTGTCATTGGTTTTGAAAAGTAATCTTGACCGTGCAACCGAACCAGTTCTTGCAAGGCATCTTTGCGTTGCCGGAAAGCTTGGACAGCAGCATACAAGATGTCTCTCTTGTACATAGCCTTGTCCAATTCATCTTTGACTCTCTTGTGTCCTTTGTCCAAACGATAGTAAGCTTCCACCGTTTGCCCTTGCACTTTGACATTCTTACCAAGCACACGTTCACCTTTGCTATGTGCTTCAAACACCTTCTCAGAACGAATCACTTTGATTTCTTCTTCAGCTTGTCGCACCCGGCGTTCTGCTTTCGCAAGTAACCGGCTGTACTTCAAGAAACGTGCTGGTTGTTCTACTAACTCAACATCTAGATTGAACGGGTCTATCGTAATTTCTTCTGCATACATGATACAATCCCCTTTCCTAATTATACGGCTCCGGGTTATTTCGTTTGCTAATCCGATTTTATAGCTTCAAAACAAGCCATAATCAAACCTGGCTTGCCAGTGTAGAAGAAATTCTCACGGAAGGCATCCATCACAACATAGGCTTGTGCATTCTCTTTGTTGATCAAAACCGAAGCACAATATTGGAGTACTTGCCGACGAACACTTTCTGGATCGTTTTGCAAGTCACGCAATACCTTCGCTATCTCACCCCATCGTGCTCTGCGGAATAACAACCGGCACAATTCAATTGCTTCACTTTTCTCTTGTGCTGTCTTCTCAGCTGCTTCCATCATTTCATCAGGAGGCAAACCAATGATCTTATCCAACACAGCCAACGCCACACCGCAAGAACCAAGTGAGTCTAATACGATTTGATCCAACACATTGTCTGGCACTTTGCTTTCCTCTCTTCTGCAAATTGAGATAAGGAACTTCTTCAACCTTTCCTCAGACACAGGTCTCACATTGTATTCAGAACAACGTCTTCTCAAAGTCACTTTCAACTTTTCTGGTTCCGTTGTTGTGAGGATGAAGAAGGATTGTGCTGGGCACCCATCTTCTAACAAGTGCAACAAAGCTTCCTGTGCATCCTTGGACAGACCGTGACATTCCTCAAGCAACCATACCTTGCATGTGCTATCTTTGCCAATCGGCATTAGGTTGGACATGCGCACGATCTCACGTGCTGTATCTATGCCGCGGAAAGCAGAAGCATTGAGCTCAATCAAGTCACGTCCACGGCAACCAAGCTTGTGAGCAGTAATCCTGGCTAGCGTTGTCTTTCCACAACCAGACGCACCAATGAAAAGGAAAGCATGAGGCAAATCTTTCCGGTCACGTTTCAGTACAGACATCAACGCAGACTTCTCTGCTTTGTTTCCAATGACGTACTTGAACATTCGTGGTCTAGAGTTGATCGATAACATCGCGCATCTCCTTGAGTATCTTTTCAATATCTTTTGTTCGATTGTCAAACCCACACAATACAACCCATACACCAACAATGTTCACAATTAGAATAACAAGTGCAGTTATCATATCACACCTTCACTTTCTTCATGTCAAACCAACTGCCACCGACCGGAGCAATCTTTGCTTCCAGTTCCAACGGTACAATTATCCAAGGCCAATGTTTGCGGATTCTCACAGTAGCAATCTCTTGCTGCAATTCCAGCAAGGCCGGGATTTCTTTTGGATGATAGTTCCATGCCATTGAGTCATGGATCTGTCCGATGATTCTTGATTTGAACTTGTACTTACGCAAAGCCTTCACCAATTGAATCACAGACCACAACAAGCAATGGAAAGCGGAACCTTGGATTGGCCGGTTGATTGCTTCATTCCGTTTCAGTATTTCATACAAACGGAAACCAGTCAGCATATCAATGTAACCACATTCCAAATAGCGTTCGTAGAACCGTTCCTTCCACTCACGGTACACCATATACTTCTGATACCAGAACTTACGTTCCACCTTTTGTATGTGCTTTTCAAATTGTTCGTAGGTGCGAATACCTTTGCTGCGTAAATGTTTCCGTAAAGGAACACCACTCGCTGTCTTCAATTTCATGCTGACAATAGCAGCCCACAAAGCCTTCGCACAATCAACATAGTAGTCACCGTAGAATTGTGGGAACACAAACATGTTCTTGCCACAGTACCGTGTATCTTCTGTCACTTCATCCTTCGACAACAAGAAACAATCCATAGCTGCATCCCGATGCATGTCCCGCTTGGAATTGATGATGTCTTCAATCAACACCGGGTCTAGGTTGTAACATGCAGCTATGCAGACCTCAAGTCGTCCATAATCACTCTCACCGAATTGACAGCCGGGTCTGGGTATGAAACCACTACGTAGTATCCTGGCGTTGTTCTCGTCTCTGATATCCTGGTTCTGGAAATTGATATGGTCAGACGAACTACGCATTGTCTTGACCAGGTGTAGGTTGAAGAACGGTCGTATGACACCGTCAACAGTTTCTCTAAGGATGCCCGTTATTTTATCTTGCAATGCTTGTTGTTGCCGGAACTTGACTATGTCTTTGAGGAAAGGCAATTTGATTTGCGCTAGCGTTTCCTTATCAACAGATCTGGTTGGCTTACCTTCTTTGTCTGTTACAGGACACTCAATCTTCAACACATCGTACAACATCCATTGCAGCTGTTGGTCTGCACCTAACTTGAAGGCTTTACCCTTGGCTCTCTTCCACGAACGTACTGTCTTGTTCTTCAACAAGCGTTCGGTGGTATCCCCGATCCTTTCTTCCAGCTTGACATACTCTCGTCGATAATACTTCGTGTCAATGGCAATGCCGTATTGCTCTATCTCACTCAAAGCAACTACGCCATCAACAAACAATTGATAACCTTCTCGTCTTGTAGGAACGTAAATCATTGTCCAAGTATTCCTCGTATACCAACAGGCCGTTTCTCCCACT